TCCTCTGCAGACCGAACGCGCCCTTCATGGCGGTGCTCGTGTGGCTATTGGCCCCTTTTTGAATGTCCTTCGCGACCGCCTTCGGTGCCTCCTCCCGCGTAATCCGACGCGCAATGAGCTCGATGTGACTGTCCGAGGTAGCAACCTCTTCCATGAACACTCCCGGTTGCGGATAAATGGAGACCTTCGGACCACCGAGCCCGACTCCCCCGCTGCCAGCAGGCTGCGACAAGCTCGAGCCGTTCCGCAAGGCCTCAAGTGCGGGGACCCCAAGACGGCGGGTAGCGGCCGCATCGAAGACAAATTCCTGACCGTGCACCGCACCGGCAACAGCGGTCGTCGCCATGTCACCTGTATACCCGCCGCGCTGGAAGCCGACCCCCGCGATGCGAGCGACGTTGGCGGCAGTCATCGCAGCGGTGACGCCAGCGATCGCAAACGACCAAGGCGGACCGGGAGGTCCGACCAGCGCAGCCTGGACGGCCCGGTACCCGTCGATCGTCGCCTGCGCAATGGCAGCAGCCTTGCCCAGGGCAGCAAGCTCGCGGTTCTTGCTGTTCTGGAGCTGGCTCAGCTGACCGAGCATCGAACTTGCGCCCTCGAGCCTTGCATCAAGATAGGCGCGGTCGACGTTCTGCTTGCGGCGAGCAGCCTCCTCTTCGCTGATGACATCTTCGTCGCGCAGGCGCTGGATCTCAGCGTACAGCTCCCGGTGATGGTCGAGGATGTAACTGAGGTCGCCGGGGTTCTGGCGCTGACGAGGGTCGATTGCTTCGAACGCCTGGCCGTACTCGCTCTGCTGTTGCTGCTGGCGGTACTGCTCGATCATCGCCTGTGCCTCCGGGGTAAGGCGGCGCCTGTTCCCAGTGACCACAATGGACCCGTCGGCGCTCGCTGGCTGCGGGCCGGTCGTGCGTTCGTAGATGCTCCCACCGTTCGCCTCGGCCGCCTCCTGGAGCTGTTGGATGTAGGATGCGACGTCGCGGTCGCGTCCGTACAGCCCCATGAGCTCGCCGTTCTTCTGGAGCTCGCGGTTGAGGGCTGCTAGCGGGTCGAGCGCGTCCGAGTAGGCTCGCGAAGCAAGCGTCAGCTGGTTCGTGTAGTCTTCCGCAGTGATGGCGCCCTGGGCGTGCAAGCGGTTGAGCGCCTCGAGCGTCGTCTCGTATCGACGCTGCGGACCGTTGGCGGCCTCCTCCGCTGCCGTCATTGCTTCCTGGACGCGGCGGCCCTCCTGAAGCTGTTGGATCTTGGTCGCCAGCGCGGCGTTCTCCGCAGCCGTCAGCGGCGCATTGTGCTCGCGGAACTGGCGACCGATCTGCTCGAGCTGCTGACTGCGTTCGAGCTCGTCACCGTACTGGCTGAGCAGGCGGATTTGTCCGTCGAGCTCCTCGTTCGCCTTGCGCAACTCCTCCGCACGGTTCCACCCGCCCTGCCGGGGGTTGCGGGTCCGGCCGGGACTGACCATCTCGCTGGCCATGGCGTTCTGACGATTGCGGGCGTTGGTGCGAGACTGGGCGACGACGTCGTCGAAGAAGCTCTGCGCGTCGTTGTAGGCCTCGGTGTACCCTCCCGTCAGATCTGTGATGCTGAAGTCGTCGTCACTGCGTATGTTGCGGATGAGGTTGCGCACCGCATAAGCAGTCCCAGCGACCGTGGCGTAGATCCCGGCCATTATGGCGCGGGTCCCACTGGCCATCCAGTCGAGCGCGGTGTTCCACGCGCTGGCAATTTGTGATGTGGTGATCCCGAACGCGCTCGCCAGCCTGCGGAACCCGACCTGGAACACAGCCTTGGCGGTGTCACCAAACGAAACCGAAACGGCGTTGAGTCGGCGGACTTCTGACGCAGTGTAACCCATCGAAGTTGTGAAGCGACGGAGGCCGGTGTCCCCCTCGTTCGCTTGATGCGTCATCCCAGCAAGAGCAAGTCCCAGCGCAGCGGCAACCGCGATAGCCACGAGCCCGCCTCGTGCAAAGCCGGACAGGCTTCGCACCGAGGCAGCGTTGGCGGCGTTGCTCGCAGTCGCAGCGTTGCCTTGAGCAGCAGAGAGGGCGCGAGCAGTCACCGCGGCTTCGGAGTTCGCAGCAGCAAGGGCCTGGTTTGCAGCGGCGAGGCGGACCGATGCCGCTGCCTGCTCGTTCGCAGTGAGCGCCGCCTGCTGCTGAGCACGGGCGAGAGCAACCTCCGTCTCAGCTGTCAGGACGTTACTGGCAGCCTGCGCCTGCGCCGAAGCGAGCGAAGCCGCAGCGGCGACCGCCTGGGCAGCAGCGGCGTCGAGCGCAGCATCGCCGGTCCGCTTTACCAGCCCCAGCGACTCTGCGACAGCGGAACCGAACTGCTTCCACGATCGACCCGACTGGAGCGGGAGCTGGCTCAACTGGGCACCCTGCTGAATGAACGCAGTCATTGGAGACTGGCCGCTGCTAATCTGCACGATGAAGTCGTTCGTGTTGGCGTAGAGCTGGAACATCTCCTGCGCCGACAGCTTGCTGGCGTTTCCGACGCCGCGGATCGCAGTCGCCGCGGCGGTGGCAGTCGCGACGGTCTGCGGATTGACGATGGGCGGGACGGTGTCGCGCACGGTCGTCTGCCGCATCTGCTCGGTCTGGCGTGCAGAGGTCTCACGGCTGCCAGCATACTGGCCGAACGGGTACGGGTTGCCGCTTGGTTGAACGCTGACGCGATCGTGAATGATAGTCTGTCGGCGCTGGGCGCTGGCAGCCGCATCCGAAGCTTGCGCCAGCCGCTGCTTGCTCTGGATCGCACGCTGCTCAGCTGCGACCGCGCGATTGAGCGCGGCTTCCTCGTTCAGGTAAGCGGTGTTTGCTCGAGACTGCGCCTCGGCCAACCTCAGAGCCTGGATCGCTGCGCGCGACTGCTCAGCGCTGACTCGCGCGGTAGCGGCAGCGGTGCGGGTAGCTGCGGCCTGCGCCTGTGCTGCCGCGCTCTGGGCCCGTGCCCCCATGGCGCTGGTCAGGCCGTTGAGATCGTTGCGCGCCGTGCGGGCGGCAGTACCGATGCTCGCGAGCTCCGACTTGATCGTCCGTGCGACCTTGTCCTGGACAACAATGTCAAAGCGCTTCTCGGTCATTCGAGCACCTTCAGTTCTGCCGACGCGGCGAAGATCTCACCCTTGCGGATAGCTCGGTCCACGAAGCCAGCTGGCTCCTGCTTCGACGACCCGTCGTTGAGGAACCCGATGTGCTCCGCTACGTTTGTTAGATAGAACGCCTCGCCAGGATCCTTCTGAGCAAGGGCGCGCTCGACGTGCGCGATCGCCTCGCGGCGCGACTGCGGCGCGGTGCTCCCAGCTTGCCCCGGGTAGATGGCTGGCAGGGGAAAGCTAGGAGGAGTATTGACCCCCGGCTGCCAGTTGGACACCGCCTCGGTTGTGTCGACGGGGGTGTGATCGACCAGATCCCTGTCAATGACCCGGACCACGTCGCGGGCCATCTCATTCGCGGCAAGGTCAATCTGGCCGGGGAGGGCGGTGCACAACCTCTCGAGTTCCAGGAGTCCCGCCATCGCCCTTTGTCTTCCTTAGCTGCTCGAGAAGGGCATCGTCCATCTTGCGGATGAAGAAGACCAACTCCTCGACATCGAACCCATAGTGCACCCCGAACTGAACGATCCGACTCCAAGGGATGCGGACAAGGGCTAACCCGTGACTGCGCTCGGTGTCGAGCTCGTAGAATGCGTCTAGATACCCGATCAAGTTGCCCTGCAAGACGGGCTGCTTGGCAACGTTGTCAGGTACCTCGATCCCGTCCCGCTTCATCTGGGCGGCGAGTGCCTCGTGCACTCCGCCGCCCATCGTGGTCTGAAAGAGCAGGACGGCGATCAGTTTTTTGCTTCGTTCTCCCGCTTCTCCTGGAACGGCGCCAGGCTGTTGGCCTTGCCCTGCCAGTCCTTGAGCAACTCGATCCAGTCGGGATCCGAGAGGATCGTCCGGACGTTGTCCGTGGTGAACGGCAGCTCGACGCCGTCGTCCTCGGGCTGGAAATGCTCCCAGTCGGCGACGTTGGCCTCGGCGAAGATGTTCGCCGTGATGACCTCGTCCTCCTCTGGCGTGACCGCGTCCATGTCGCGGTCCTTTGTGTGCTCGCGGAAGGCAACTGACCACAGGGGGTTGCCGCGGCCGGCCCTACGCAGCTTCACGCGGCACTTGGAACCGTCCTTGTTCTCGCACACATCGAACCAGACGCCGTCGCGTACTGCGGCGGCGCTGGTCTTGAACTTGCTCTTCAATCCGGTCATGCTATCTCCAATCAGATCTGCGCCTGTGCGACGAGCGCTGCCGGGACGTAGCGCAGGAAGGACGTCAGCAGCGTGTAGCCGAACTTACCCTTCCCTGCGGCGGTGTCAAGCGGCAGCTTGACGGGGGTGTTGGCCTCGACCGTCGCGCGGGCGTTCCCAAGGCCGAGCGAGGCGATGTCGAAGATCACCGCCTTGTTCTGCTTCGTCAGGATGAGGTGCCACGTGAGATCGGCGCCCTGGCGCACCTTGCGAGTGGCCTCCACGCTTGTCCAGTAGGCGTTGAGCGAGCCCGAGACGCCGAACTCGCCGACGTTGATGCTGGCGTTGCCGAAGGTCTCGATCGCCTTGTTGCCGCCGAGGTTGTTGTTGATGACGAGCGTGCCCTCGCTGTTGAACGCGACCAGCGCGGTCGGGTTGAGGGTCGTCTCGTCGATCACCGCCAGCTTGTGCTGGTACACGTCGAGGCCGGGCTTGAAGCACGGCTCGTTGAGCGCACCGCGGACCGTCGCTCCCACCTCGGCAGTCAGCACGCCCTCCGCCACCGTGCGCTCGAAGGAGCTGGTGGCGATGCCGGTGAGCTCGACCGTGACCTTGGCGTCGGCTGCCGGGGTCGGGATGGTGACGGTGATCTGGTTCGGGGACCAGCCGCGCACCCCCTCGGACTGGGCGTCGTCACCGCATCCGTACTGGCGCTCGAGGGTGTAGCTGCGGCCCTTGATCAGCGTGCAGTCGTCCTCGTTGCGGACGACGGTGCCGAAGAAGATCTGAAGCGTCTTGCCAGCGCCGTTGTCCGCCAGCTGCACGCCGGTCGTCTTGTCGAACTCGATGGTCGTGTCGGTGAACCCACTGATGCGGCCGTAGAACGGTGCGTTCGTCGCGAAGCGGTTCGCAGCGTCGTCGCCGCCAACCCCGATCCACTCGCCGAGGTTGAGGTTGAGGTCGAGGATGCCGCCCGCGGTCGAGGTCAGCAGCACCCGCCCCGCTGGCAGGGTGAGGGCGACGTCTCCAGCTTCGAACTGGAAGCCCACAGCCTCGAGACCAGCTACCGCGGACGGTGCCGCGTCAGCAAGCACCCCGGTTGCGACGGTCAGCGCCCCTGCGGCGACCACGGTCACGCGGTTGAGCGCGTTGTTCGTGGCGTCTGCGAAGCCGAACGGGAGGATCAGGTGCCCAACAAGGAATCGGTCCAGGCCCGCGGCTGCTTCGTACTGCTCAGCAACCCCGTCGACCGCCGTGATGACGACCGGCGCGTCGTTGAGCGGTTGCGTGCTCGGCTTCTCGCGCGCATCGGCATAGAGGAACGCCTGCATCGGACGCCGCATGTTGAGCGGAGTGAGGTCCTCCTGGAACCCGCCGGTCGGGTTGTTGTCCGACACCTCGCCCTTCGGGTGCTGCCGGTCGTGCGTGATCGGCTTCCGCGTGGTCATTGCGAAGTTGCCGCCGAAGTCCGAATAGCTGTTCGGCTCGCGCTCGTACCAGACCGGAGCGGCGGGCAAGACGCCAAGGGTCTCTTCCTCGGCCATGTACAGGCCGGTGAGGTTGCCGTCCTGATGCTCCATTGCGAACGCGCGGGCCGGGCTGGAGAGGATGGTGCTCGCAAGAGCGATAAGACGAATGTGCATCGGAACTGCCTCCTACGAGATGAACTGCCTGTACTGATAGCTTGACGTGACGTTAGCCCTCAGCCATGCCGGCTCGGGCTGGATAGTATCGTTGATCGCCGCGAAAGTAAACTCGCATTCTTCGCCCTGGCTTGTCCGAAAGTCATTCCGAATAAGCTCTGCAATCTTGTCCATGTTATCTTGCGCTTTACTGTCGATGACAGGTGCGAACAACTGGATGCTGATTGTGCCGTTACTGACGAACCGGCGCTGGAACTGCCCGTTCCGCAGCGTCTCCTGGCGCTCGTCGTCAACACGTCGGCTGATGCGGGCCCAATACTTGTCATTCGACGGCGTCGTCTTGTTGGCCCCGCTCGTGTCGCCCGAGTAGCGCAGCTCGGGCGCTGCAACGCCGACCGCCGCGCAGGCGGCCAGGAAGCGGTCCCTGCCGAAGTCATAGAGGAAGGTGCGGGAGCTTGCGTGGTCCATCACGCAATGCTCAGGATGTAGAGCAGGGTCTGCTCGTTGGGCTTGAGCTTGTCGATCGCGACGATCACGAGGGGCGTGCCGTCGCGCAGCACCTTGTCGCTCACCTGCGGATTAAAGTCGACCGCGCCCATCAGACCGTAGGTGCTGAACGCAGGGACGTCAGCGTCCTTGCGCATCTTGGTGATGCCGAAGCCCCCACTGTCGGTCGCGGGGATAAAGCAGATTGACGGCTGCTTGACGACCGGGACCGTGTCCCCGCCCAGCCACGGGCGGTCGGGATCTGTGAGCGTGGTCGTGTCCTTGTGCCAGTCGCAGACCTGTCCGTTCTCGGCGATCAGCTCCAGCGCCATCTCGATCTCTTCGTCGAAGACCCCGTCCATCAGCGCGTCGTCCGGAACAAGCCCGGGCTCGGCAGGAGCAGGGACGCGATCAATGCGTCCGGCACGGGGAAGATGCGACGGGTGCGCTGTACGGCCGAGTCGCCGCCAGCGATTGCGAAGTTGGTTTCGATCGGGCCGACCTTCTTCTTCGTCTTGACCACAGCGTAGCCGCTGGAGTCGATGGTCGGGGCGGGAGCGAGCCCGCCTGGGTTCGACAGCTCAACGAGTGCGTATTCGGCGGTGGCCTTCTCGAGCGCGTCCGGAATGAGCGCCACGTCGTCCTCATCGAGGAACTTGGCGGGATCGAAACGCGCTGCGAACAGCGCTTTGATGTAGTCGGTGGCGCGGGTGAGCGCCCCCTGCTTGGCTGCATCGTCGCCGGTCCAGCCGGTGACGCCACGGTCGGCGAAGTATTCGTCAGCGTACTCGACGCTGATGGGACTCGACCCCTCGGGCCAACCGATCGTGAACGCCACCGGCCACCTTTCCTTACGACTTGCGCGAGGCGTCGAGCGGGGTCCGCTGCGTCACCTTGCTCAGGGCCTTGAGGTCCACGCCGCTCTCGAGGATCTGCTGACGCGCAAGGAGCATCTCCTCCGCGCGACGATCCTGCGCCGCGAAGTAGCCCTGGATCGCCTGCATGGTGCCGGTGCGCGGGGTCGCTGTCTCGATCGCCGCGCGGATGCGCGACTCCTCGGCAGCGGCCTCGTTGAGCTGGCCGGTCACCTTGTCAGCCTGGGCGCGGAGCTTCTCGGTTCGAGCCTGCGCCTTCTCCAGCTCCGCTTCCAGCGCTTCGAGCGCATCGGGATCACCGCTGTGTCCGCCGTCCAGCGTGGCGAGTTTGGCTTCGCTCGCAGCGTCGGCGGGGGTGGTGAGTCCATCGGCGTCGACCCCTTCGAGTTCGTCGGGCTCCAGCGGGCCGCCCAAGGTCGTGGGAGCGTTCGGGCTTGGCGCGACCGAAGCGAGCGCGTCGCGCACGTCGTCCTCGGGGGTGTTCATGGCGTTGAAGCCCTGACGAGTTGTGCCCTGCGCGATCTCGGGGATCTCACTGCCGCCCGGGCCGGACTTGCCAGACACATCTTCGGCATTCAGCCCGACGGGTTCGGCGCCTTCGACCGCCGTGGGCTCGTGCGCCGTCGGCAGACCGTCAGCGGGCGGAGCGGTCGGCAGCGGCTCGGGCTGCGG